GCAGGATTGATAAGCTAAAAATAGGATTATCAGAAGTGGAGCCCGGGGAAGAATATGATGATCTTCTTAATTTTTATGAAACACTAAATAAAAGATTAGAAGAGGCCAAGAAAAAAAGAGAAGAGTTAACCAGAGTAGAAGAAAAATCATTTGAAGATATCCTGGCAGAAGTTAATAAGATGGCCAAAATCGGCGATATTCTACAACCCGTAGAAGAAGCTATTAAAAAAATAGTTGATTCATTCACCCCTTATGAAAAAAAATTACAAGCAATTAACGATAGATATGATGAAGCGATTGAGAAGGTGAAAGAATATATAGAAGGAGAAGAAGAATTAAAAGCCACAATTGATAAATTAAACGAGGGCAGAAAAGCAGAAATAGCTTTACTCGATAGGCAGGTAACGGCACTTGATAAAGCTGCCGAAGCGAAAAAGAAACTTGCTGATTTAACCAAAAGCCTGACCGACAAAATTTATGAATTTACCCATACCGAAGAAGAAGTAAAATTAAGGGATATTAACCGGGAATATGATTTATTAATAGAGAACGCCAAAGAAGTATTTAAAGATTATAATGATTTAAGAAAAGCAATAGAAGCAATTAATAAAGAACGACAAAGAGAGATCGATGGGCTTAAGGAAGGGATCGAATTAAAAGATAAAACAATAGAAGATAATAAAGATTTGGCGGATAGTTATAAAGAATTAAAGAAACCAATTGAGGAGGCAGGCGAAGCAACCAAAAAGTTAGGGATACTCGGAGGGGAAACCTGGGAAGGACTTACTTCTCGAATAAAACATACTACTACTGCTTTAAATAATTTTACTAAAGAGGGCATTGCGGCAACTATTGCCAATATTAAGATGCATTTTAAAAACTTGATTGATCATATTAGGGAAACCTCATTGGCCGCTACCGGGATATGGGCCAGAATGGCAGAGGCAAATATAGCAAGTTTAGAAGCGTCCATGGCCAAACAGATCGGAATAGTCAAGTATGGCTATGAGGAATATCTAAAAATTTTAGAAAGCATGGGCGGGGGAGCAGGCTTCCCTTCTTATCAGACCGGTATTCGCTATGTACCTAAAACCACTTTGGCTGTGGTGCATAGAGGGGAAGAAATTAATCCACCTGGACAAAGAAGCTATGATCAACGGAAGGTCTATTCACCAAATATTAATATTTATAATCCTATTGTTAGAAATGATGATGATTTAAATAAAATTGAAAGATTAATTAAAGATATATTAGATAAGGACAGCCGAGAACGTTTAAGGCAAGGCAATGAAATAATGTTAGGAGCGTAAATTATGGCAGCAGGAGAAATTACCATAGGAAATACAATCTTAGATAGGCCAGTAGGTTATATCCATGATCCTAAAAAATTGGAGACCTATGACCGGTCTATTAATGGGAAATTAATAATTAATAGGACAGTTACTGCCGAAGATCAGCCTGTATCAAAATATCACTTTGAAATACCGGGAGTAAATAATAGCGAGATGTTTACCATTAAAGAAGAAACAGCTCATATAGGTAATTTGGATTATATTGATGAATTTAAAATAATGGAAGTTTTATCCGGTGATGGATCTACCACTATTTTTTATACTCAAAGAAGGATGTCTGGGGATACTCCGGTGCCAGAAGTTAGTTTAGGTGGAGTTTCCAAAACCGTAAATGTAACTGATGACACTAACCCAGAAGCCGGGAATGTATATGCCAAAGTTGATGTTAATGGTAGGGCAAGATTTATATTCGGGGATATTCCCCCAGATATAGATAATAATATTGTAATTAAATATGAGCCTAATTTTAAAGTGCATATTTTAGATTATAGCCATATTTATATGATTGGCAATGTGGCCAGGACTCTATTGATCTGCGAGGAGGTCTAAATTGATATATTCTATCGATTGCACAGCCAGAGTAAATGCCCAAGATCCTAATTGCCCGACATTTAAAAAGATAAATTGTACTGCTCATTGTAATGCTAATGAAAATTGGTATGGAAAGATAATTGATTGCACCGCGACCATTACCAATATAATCGTAAATGCTTGTAAGTCTTGGGAGCAGGGGATAAGGTTGAAAGTAGTTATTGATGATGTGGATGTATCTGAGGCTATAATCGGAAGTTTGAGTATTCAGCACGATAAAAACAAGATTAGCACTTTTATGCTCAATTTAGGGGATACGCAGTATTCTCCTCGGACTAATGGACATATTGATTTGGATAAGCCGATAGTAATTACGGTTTACATTAATAGGCAGGAACAAAAATTGTTTACTGGTTCAATAGATGAGCCAGGGGCAGAAAATACCCCGGCATTCAGGGTAATAGTTCCAGGCAGAGATTATGGTAAAAAATTACTCGATAAAAATATGACCTTGATCAGCGTGCAAGATCTGGCAGTATCAACTAAAAGAAGCGATGTAATAAAATATATTGCTGAACAGGCGGGGATAACCGCGGTTGATATCCCTGAAATGGATCCGATAACTATCGATAATTCATTTCAGGACCAAAGCCTCTGGGATATGATTCAAAAAGAGGCAATGGTGGAGCAGTATTGGGTCAAGTCTGATGAAGACGGCAATCTAAAACTTTTGCTTGATGAGATTAAATCTGACGAGGATCTTTACCCTACTCCTGACTGGTCTTATAACGAGGACAGATTCATAAGATTGGGATATAAAAAGAGCAGCGTAGGAATTAATAAAATAATTGTATTAGGAAAAACTACACAAAAAAGAATACCTCAGACTAAAACAAAGTTAACGACTCCGGGAGTTAGTTATGACACACCTATATTATTATTTTCTGATTCCTTAAGTTTTACTGAAGGGGAATTAATTGAATATAATGCAAATAATAATTATATAAAAACAGTTGGAGATTTTGTATTAAAAATTCATTCATACGGACAGTCTGTCGATGGTGGAAATATACATATATATGTGGGATGTAAAGGACAGAAAACTTGGGAATCTTACGTTATTACTTCAAAAACTGGGACTGTTGGAGGTAATGCAACACTTATAAAAACTATCGATTCTATGAGTGGGGGGGGTTCGGTGGGTTTAAATGGAACATGCTGGGTTTTATCAAGAGATGGTGCTGGAACTAATTTTGATAAAGGAAGAGAAGGAAAATCTTTTACTTTTAATGTGACTGTCCACGGGTACTTAAATAGAGAAGCGGACCCAGCAGTTTATGAAACTATCACTACTTATGAAGTTAGATACGACCAAATATCGGCTCAAGTAATTGACCCCAATTCAATTGCAAAATACGGTGAACGAGATGGTGGTTCAATTGTATATCCACTTTTGGAGACGGTAGAGCAATGTGTAGCAGTAGGAAAGAAGATTATTAGGAATAATCATAAATTAGGGATATCAAACTTTGAAATTCCCTTTAATCCTCTCCTAAAAACAGGACAAACAATATCCTTGAACGATAGAAAGATAGGTCTCACTGAAAGATATCTTGTGGAAGGAGTAGGACATGGTATCGAAATTGATGATGAAGGAAAGATAAAAGCAAGAACACAAGTAAGAGGTATATGTTATGCTTGATTATTTTGGAAAATTAAACCAAAACGTAATCGACCAGATAAAATATAGAGGAACGATATTAACCGGAGAGATAACTAAGGATAACGATGATGGCACTTATGACGTAAAAATATCCCAAGCTGATGACCCGTATCCTAATGTGGAGACCGCATTTTATGATGAAATATTTTCGGTTGGTGAAATAGTAGTTGTGACCTTTGAGGATGGCAATAAAGAGAGACCTCGGATATGGGGTCACGCTAAGAAAATAGCCCAGGAACCTAAAATAGTGGAAGTGGACTATTCTGGTGAAGTTGTACCGGCTGTAATAGACTATATTTTTGTAGTATATAAAAGTGATTCGGATTATTGTTTAAATAGGTATTGTTATGATGGTGTATTAGATAGTGAACTAGGTATTCTATCTGAACTTACTGAAGATGTAGTTAGAATGTGTGTAGATAGCAATCAAAATATATATATTTTACATCAAGTAGAACAAAGTTATCCTTTGCCTTTTTTACACACAATATATAAATATGATAAAAATGGGAACCATCTATTAACTAAATCATTATCTGAAAATGAGATGGTTGCTTATATTAGTCCTGGAGGATATTTATATACTCTAATTTGGAATACTGATTATGTTACTAAGAGAAATTTAAGTGATTTAGAATTAGTCAGTACACATACTATAATTTCTGGGCACAAATATCGTTATTTAACATTTGATTCTAGTGGTTATTTATATACTTATGATGAAAATTATGTAGGCGGAAAAGCTTTTCTAAAATGGGAACTTGGCGTGGGGGAAGTAACCCATTATACTAAGATCTTAACTGGATTATCGGCTTGGTCAACTTGGGCTGTAGAAGGAGATTATTTAGCAGGGCATGAAATAAATCGCAATTATGAAATCGCATTTACTATGCCTAAAAGTTTATCAAGTGATTTGACCAATTGGACTTTAGATGGTATCAAATATTCTTATGATGTGGCAGGCATTCCCAACCATTTTATATTTCTGGGCAAAAGTGCAGATAATAAATTGGTTCTTGAAAAATATAATACATCAAGAACAAGACAATGGAGTATCGAGATAGCAAGTTATACTTTAACTCATACTGCTTGTGCTGTAGCAGTTTATCCATTTTAAGATATTGGGTAATAATTTATTAAATATAAAGATGGGTGATTAAATGTTACCAAAACCGACTTTTTGGAATGCAAGTGAAACTGAAGAAGTAAAGATTATTAGCTTTGGAGATTGTGATGCGGGTACATATAAGCCAGACGCTAATGGTTTGGAGATACATCTCTGGAATGATAGGGACGGAGAAGGCAGAGATACTATGACCCCTGTTAGAATTGCTGTTCGAGATCCCGATGGTGGAGCGGATGAAGTTTGGACTAAACAAAAATGGATTGAGATAAAATCTAACGGAGTAGGTGGAGGCGATGGCATTGAAGATGATGCTATGACTGCTTTCGTAAAAGTGGGACCGAATTATAACTTGTGTTTAGGTGATATACCTAAAGAACGATACAGAAAATTATTTGTTAGATTGCACACTCCAACCGATGCGGAAGAACAGGATATTTCATTTCAATTAAAGGTGAAATATCAGGATTCAGCGACTGATTTAATTGAAGTTGTAATGATACATCTTCAGGATGTAAAAGCAGCCGATGACGATTATATACACGCTTTCATTACTGGAACGGGAGAGGAACAAGAGATAACTACAGATATAATCAATCCTGATGTACCCAGAAATGCAAGCATAAAGACCACTGCTGTGGCTACTCCTTCTGGCAATGTAAAATTGGATGGCATAAATAATCTAGGTCAAAGTGCCTCTGAGGAAATAACCATAATAGCTGGGAGCACGGTATATGGAAATGTAGCCTGGTCTACATTAAGCAAAATAACCGTTCCCGCTGGGGTAAGTGATCAAGATTCGATAACAGTAGGAACGTCTGACAAGATAGGATTAATTACTTCGATTGATAATATTGATAATGTATTCAAAAAGAAAGTTGGAAATAAGGATGAATCTGGTGAAATATCTGGCAATGTTTCAAAGGTTTATCATACTTTGGATTGTGCCACAATCATGGCCAATTCAGAGATAACAATTTGGTATATAGGAAGGGCGTGATTTTATGAAAATTAAAGAGATATCAATTTTTTCATTACTAATAATATTATTGGCTTCTATGGTAGCTTTTGGATCTAATGTTTTTCTTGGCCCATATTTTGATGATACTTACTTCGACTTATCAGATGATGCCCTGATACTTAAAGTTGTCCCGCATGAAAAGGGAGGATTGGAAACTGATGTAAGTGCTTATGATGGATTACTTAAAATATCTGGTGGCTCCACTTCACAAATAACTGATAATTCCATTAATTGGGATATTGCTTATGGTTGGGGTGATCATTCAGGAGAAGGATATCTTAAAGTTATTACAGGAGAAAGTATTGGAGATTTAAGCGATGTAGATTTAACCGATATCGCTAATGAAAAGATATTACAGTATAATTTTACCTCTGGTAATTGGGAATGTAAAACTGCCCCTGCTGGTAATGGTGGTTATACCGATTTAATCGAATTTGTAGATCAGACGGCCTGGAGATTATTCTATTCTAATAATTTGGGTGATGTAACAGAACTTGCCCTCGGTACAGATGGGCAATATCTCAAATCTACCGGCGCAACTTCTGCTCCAATCTTCGATACTCCTGCTGGTGCTGGAACAGTCACTACCTCTGGAACTCCCGAAATTAATGATATAGCCAGATTTATAGGTGCGACTGTTATTGAAGGTTTGAGTTATGCAGAATTTAAGGCTGCTTTAGATTTAGAAATAGGAACGGATTTACAGGCTTATTCTGCGGATAATGCTTTTAGAACTGATAAATTAAATGTCTTTGCTTCAATTACTGAGGCAGAATTATATACAGTGTTATCAGATGTAGATGAATTTATTGAAGCTGGAGATGCGATTGAAAGAAATTATTATTCTGTTTTAGACAGTGACAATACATATTCTAGCAATGCTGATGTAGATAGTCAGCCAGTAGGTGAAACCGTAACTTTCGGAGACTTACTATATTTTAACTGGGCTGATAAAGAATGGAAAAAGACTGATGCAGATGCTGCGGCTACTATGCCAGGATTAAGAATTGCCTTAGAGGGCAAAGATGATAGTGAGATTTGTTTAATGTTAGTTAAGGGTTATATTCGTGATGACAATGCCTTCGCATTTGCAGGGGCAATGGTATATGCAAGTGTTACCCCTGGAGCTATGAGTTCTACTGCACCGACAGAGACAGGAGACCAAGTGCAAAGGGTAGGGGTAGCTAAAAGTGCTGATATACTATTCTTTGACCCATCAATCGACGTGGGGGAAATTTAATTATGAAAAAAATATTATTAATAATTGCTATTGCATTGTGTATATTTCAGATGGTTGTTTTGGCGGTTGAGATTGATATAGGTAGTCCAGCAATAGATAGAGATGGTAAATCTACTGGAGGTTATACCTGTATATTGACAGATAATCCTGCAAATTTAACTGGAAAAATTACAAGTATAGAGGTCTGGGCAAACATTAATTTAACGGATTTAGGGGTTGCTACCTTTTATATAGTGAGTGGGAATACCCTTTCCACTCGTGATACTGCATATATCGGTGAAGTAATTGCTGGAGCAAAACGAACTTTTACGGTTGACCTTGATGTTGAAATGGGTGATTACATAGGATTTTACACGGTTGGTTCTCTTGAAAGAAGTGAGACGGGCTTTGCTGGTTATTGGTATAAAATTGGAAATCAAATTCCTTGTGATAATATAAGTTTCACTCCTGCAGGTGTAGCGAAGACAATGAGTCTTTATGGAACAGGAGCAACTGTTGTTGGCTGGGAGCATAAATGGAATACTCTAACAATCTCTAAATGGAATACTAAAGAATTTACTAAATGGAACGATTTGGAGTAAGGAGATGATGTAATGATAGCAGAACTTATTAATAATTATGGCAAGTTAGGAGTTCAAGGCGTGTTAGTAATATTGATGGCCTGGTTGGTATGGTATCTGATTAGAAGTATTATGGGAATGTTTAAGAATGAATTAAAGGATTTGCATAAAGATGGCATAACGAATGCAAGGCTGAATCGTAAGAGTATAAATATGCAAAAGAAATTAATAAATCAATTTACAGCCTTAACTGAATACCTTAACTTTCACTTTAACGGATGCGTAGAGAAGGTAAATTGTAAAAAGAAGGTTAATAAAAATGATAGACGGAAAGGATAAATCTCTAGGGGATCTCTCGACCCATTTCTGGAAACACGAGTTTCGTTGTCCTTGCAAAAAATGTTTACATAAAAAGGTCCGGGTAAGCAGCCTATTATTATTTAAACTGGAAATGATGATAACAATTATAGACCAGGGGCTTGATTTTCATAAACCGGTTATTGTTTTAAGTGGTAACAGATGCGAAGAAGAGAATAAAAGGATAGGTGGTTTCCCCGGTTCTAAGCATATACCAGATCCTGATGGGGAGGCATCCGATATAAAAGTTAAAGGAATATCCCCAATTAAATTAGGTTTGATAGCCGAAAAAGTAGGGGGCTTGAGAATTGGTATTGCTAAATGGGGTATTCACGTGGATGTTAAACCGCCTTCTCCGAGCAGGTTCTGGATCTATGTGGGGAGGAAGCCCATTTATTCCGGTCCTATAGAAAATAAGGATCTATCAAAATTTTACAAGATAATAACAGGAAAGGAGGGCGAATAAGATGTTAGATTGGTTATCGGGTCTGGCCTGGTACTGGTATGCCGGTATTGTGGCGGTAATAGCTTATTTGGTTTGGTATTTAAGTGAAGATTAATAAATAAAATTGAGAAAGTGAGGTGAGAACAGATGACTAAAATATTAACATTTTTAGGTCTTTTGGCCGGATTAGTTCCCATAATCCTAACCCTGATCAAGGAATTTGAAACTCCGGGCTTTGGGGCCGAGAAAAAGAAAGTTATTTTGGATGCTATAAAGCTATTTTATGATAAAATGGCTGAAGAATATCCTTTACCAATAAGCAAAGAAAAGTTAGTAGGTATTGCTAGTGCTTTTATTGATATCGCAGTAGCTTTCTTTAATGTAGTCGGTTGGTTTAAACACAAAAACCCTATCGACAGTTCCTAGGCGATTCCTGGTTAGAAAAAATAACTATGCCCTATTGGGAAAAGTTGTTTAAGGCCTGGGGAATATATAATATTGACTATCACAAGAAATATAGGAAATATCTTCATAGTAAGAGATATATGACCTATATAAATTTAGTGGCCAATGACATACAAGAGAATATCAGAAATTGTAATGGAAAACAGATCCGGGAATTAATGGATAGAAAATTCCCTGAAAAAGAATTTATATGCCCGGATCTTCCAAAATAAATACCGCTCATCACTAACCCGCGATGCTTTTTCATCTTAATTATCTCCTAACCCCGGAGATTCTAGAAAGCTCCGGGGGTCAAATTTATCATAATCATAGAATCCTACCCCAATTCTGCTATTATGTCGCGATATTTCGACATATACGCTTATGATTGTATGTAAAAAGCAAGGAATGCGTTTAAAGGTTATCTACGTACATCTATGGCGATTTTTGTATAATTGCACAAAAATTAAATGATATATTGCTATTTTTTTAGTCATTCTGATGTTTTTTAATTTTTTTTAAAATAATTGGAAGATGGGGGTTGACAAGTAAATATACATTTGGTAAAATATTTTTGGTAGGAATACTAACTAAAAATATTATGAAATGGGAGGATAAACAATTATAAAGAAATTGTTGACGTAAAATGAATGCAGATCGATTTAGGCAAATTAAGAGGATTAAGGGAAAAGGCTGGATTGACAAGGGCAGAATTGGCTATTAAATTTGAGTGCCGGGAGCATACTATAGTCCGGTGGGAATTGGGAGAGACCAAAAATCCCTTGCCGATATATAAAAAGGCATTATTTAAATTTTATAAAGAAAACGGAAACTGAATAAAAAATTCTTTAAATGTTTCAGGGTTAAATCCGTGATTTTGTTGTATTTTAACTATTACTATACATAAGATATATTATAGGATATAACACTTGGTATAACACTTGATATAACAAAAGACAATAAAACCCTGGACATTTAAAGATGTCTGGGGTTTTTTATGTTATATCACTTAGAAATAAAATCAAATAGCCAAAATAATAAGATCGGATATTTTGACAGGTTCTTCGGTGCTCCTGTTAGTATCTGGTCTTTTTTTATTTTGGCTATTTTTGTTTATGGGAAAAAACAGGCCTCCGCAAGGTTAAACTGAGTGTTTTCCGGAACCCAGACTTTGGCTCTCAGTTATAAGGACCTAAACGGAGGCTTGTTAAAAAAGGAAGTGAATTATGGAAAATATACAAAAACAAAAAACAGGTTTTAAATTTGGTAAATATCGGTTAACGGTTTTAAAAGAATATGGCGAAGTTATTCATAACGGAAGGAAATACAAATTAGTTAAGGTTCAGACTAATGATAATTTAGAATATATATCTTTAAGGCTTTATAACAAAAATAATAAATTTATTAAACAATTTTTAATAGAACCTGAAATTGTAAAAGATATTGTTAATTTGTTTAAGGGGGTGAGAAATTGAAAGAAGAAAAGTTAGAGCAGTTAAGAAAGATTTTCGAGGAAGAGATTAGGTCTACAATTCTAACAGCAAGTCAATTTCCTTATGTTGATATGGGTGTTTTTAGCGAAAAAACAAAAGAATTAATCAAGAATAAAGCTAACCAATTAGTCTACGAAGTAAAAATTAGAATCAATAATAAATAAGGGATTGGTTCATATTAAGAAAGGGAAATGGGGGAAATGAAATATTTTATGGAAGAAGGTTGTGGTGAAATAGTTTATACATTAGATTATTTCAAAAGCATGATAGATGAGGATTTAAAAGAGGTAAAACTATTAGAGATGAGAAGAGATTATGGCGGGGAAATGTGGTGTAAAGAAGATCAAGAATTTATAGAACAGGGTTTCTGTGGTCTTGATTGCCAAAAATATAATCCCTGCAATGGGAAAAGTGGAAAATGCAGACATTTAGTGAATGGTTTTGTATGGACAGGAAAAAAATTTATATTGAATAAATCGGGAATTTTACAAGAAGAAATTAATGTCCCTTGAAATGGGACAATGGCGGGATCAGTTTTTTGTGAAATTTGTTCTGCTCTCGTTCTGGGGTAGGTCTCCGGCTCTGTGTCTGCCCCCGCAATTATATTTTATTGTTTATAAATTAGATTAAAAACGGGAGGATAAGTAAATTGAATATAAAGGTAATTTGTGGTTATTGTGGCTGGGAAGGGAAGGCAGCAGTCGGACAAAAAATTTCAAAATATACTCACGAACAGGGTCACAAATTAAATCAATACTGCTGTCCAAAATGTGGCCATGGCCTTAAAAGAGGCAAGGGAATATACGATTATTATAGTGAAAAAGCTGAATTAAAAAGAGCAATTGAGAGGGGGTAAAATAGTTGAAATTAATGAGAATTCATTATTGTCTTGCTTGTAAATTTAATAAATTTTTTCTAGGAATTAAGATAAATAGATTTAGATGCATCAACCCGGATTCCAGGAGAAAAAATGGTAGTTTTAGAATATTAAATAAAGATTTAATTATGAGAGGCCACTTTCCGAAATGGTGTAAGTTAGAGGATTGCGAAAATAAAGGTTATGTAGAATATGAAAAGACTAATCATTCTAATTGAGATAATAATTATAAAGGGGTTGCGGTAAGGTGCAAAAGCAATCTTTAGAACTTTTGACACAAGTACAAAAAATAATAAGTAATTATGATTTTGCTCTAACACTTAGGCAAATATATTATCAATTGGTGGCCAGACAGATCATCCCCAACGAGCAAAGATATTATAAAAAACTGTCCCGGCTTTGCGTATCGGGTAGGGATGAGGGGATATTACCGGAGGAAGGTTTTGCTGATCGATTAAGGGTAATAGATAAGTTAGGCTCCTGGACCGATCTTAATGAATTTATGAAAGTAGTTAAAAGATCCTACCGTAAAGATAAATGGCAAAACCAGGATAATTACTTAGAAATCTGGACTGAAAAGGATGCCCTGCGAAGTGTCTTGACTGAGATTACCTACCGATATGATGTTTCTCTAATGGTGGCCAGAGGACAGTTATCCCGGACGGAAGTATATAGGACTGCCGGGAGATATAAAGCCCAAAGCGATAAAAAGTGCCACCTATATTATTGTGGTGATTTCGACCCTTCGGGATTATCTATTTACGATTCGATAAAAAAAAGAGTTATGGATTTTGGCGTATTTATCAATTTCGAAAGGATCGCTTTAACCCAGGAACAGATAAAAGAATATCGATTACCTTCTGACCCAGCCAAACAAAGTGATCCTAATTATAATAAATTCGTTAATATCTATGGCTCCGATATGGTGGTAGAACTTGATTCTCTACCCCCGGACGTACTCAGAAGGATTGTTGAAGGTTGTATACTGCAAAATATTCATGAAGGCTATTTGGCACAAACACTAAGAAGAGAGAAAGATGAGAAAGACAAATTGAATAAGTTTATAGAAAGGGGGATTTAATTAAAATGAAAATAATAACCAGGGGTAAAAGAATATCTAAGTATTCAAACGTAAGAGGTTTGATGACGGTAGATGTTACTAATGATATATTTTGGTTGAAAATGGATTTTGATTCCGGGAGCGGACAAATTATTGTGGAACTCTCAGAATTTGAGGTTGCCCAGATAATTAATGTGGGGTTAAAAGATGCAAAGATCGTTGCTGCCTGTAAAAGACAGAAACATCCTCTTGTAAGGAAAAGAAAGGTAAAAAATGAATGAAAATAAAAGTTGAACTTCATAAACAAGAAATAAGGGCCTTAATGACTTGTTTGTCTATTTTAGATATTGAAAGGATAACCAGGAAACAAAAAATAATAATAGATAAAATCAATCCCGATAAATTATATATAAAACTATCAAATATATTATTTGAATGTACGTTTCCCGGAAATATATAAAGGGTGGGATTTGTGGGGTGATGAAGTTTAAGGATAGGAATTATGGAGATTAGATATATAGAATTATTTGCGGGAATAGGAGGATTTAGATATGGGCTTGAAAAAGCGAATGATACAATTACCGAGAGGACACAACAAAGGATTCAACAAGAAAGTAAAAGTAACGACACCATTGTCAAGCCATTCTTGGGAACGAAACAATTTTCTTGTGTGTGGGCCAACGAATGGACGTATGACCCATACAAAAAAGAAAAGTGTTGGGCCTGGAAAATCTACCAAAAGCAATTTGGGGAAAAAGAACTCAACACAAGAGATATCTGCGATGTCCCAGCTGAAACTATTCCGGATCACGAAATGCTCACCGCAGGATTTCCCTGCCCTTCTTACAGTATTGCTGGAAAAAGAAAAGGATTCAAAGATCCTCGGGGAATTGTGTTCTTCGAGATATGCAGGATTGCGAAAGTTAAGAGGCCTCAACTACTTTTGCTTGAAAACGTCAAAGGGCTTCTCAATCACGATGAGGGGAGGACTTTCGCCATTATCCTCAGTTCACTTTCAGAATTGGGGTATGACCTTGAATGGGAAGTGTTTAACAGCAAGAATTATGCCGTCCCACAGCACCGGGAAAGGGTGTACATTATCGGACATCTTAGAGGAACAGGTGGACAAAAAGTATTTCCTCTCGGAAGCACAATGCAAGAGGATAATGAGAGTGATGAAAGGCAAACGAGTGGTTGTATAAAGCCAGGAGAAGGTAGAAATCAGAACCACGGTACGTTTATCATAAAGAAAACTCAATGGGATACATCGGGAAAGGGGCATAAATCTCAACAAGATAGAGCATATAAAACAAATGGAATAATATGTTCTATACCTAGTGATAGATCCGATAATAAATTAAATATAATAATGAATACTTTAACCGAAGCAACAGGAACAAGGCAGGGCAGCAGCAAAGAGTTTTTAAAATCAGTAGATAATATAAATGATGCAATAGGACAAATTAGGCGCTTAACTCCTACCGAGTGCGAAAGATTACAGGGCTTTCCTGATGGTTGGACAGAAGGAATAAGCGATACACAAAGGTATAAATGTTTAGGTAATGCGGTAACTGTAAATGTAATAACGGAAATTGGTAAAAGGATAGCTCGGGTTTCGAGCTAAAGGAAGTTTATTAATGATTAACACAATAATTTTAGGAAACGCTATAACCGAATTACCGAAGTTACCAGATAACTATGTAGATATGATATTGGCCGATCCACCATATAATATTTCTAAACTAAACGATAACAGAGATAGAAGTAAATTAAATTCTCCGATTATGAGAAGAAAAAAATCTTTAAACTATGATTTTGGTGATTGGGACAATATGAAAAGAGAAGAATTTTTATCTTTTACAAAGAATTGGTTAAAAGAATGTTGTCGAATATTAAAAACAAATGGAACGATTATATCATTTTTTAATAAAGAAGATATAAGTTATTTGAATTGGATAAGCAAAGAATATGGAGTAAGAACGAGAACGATATTTACTTGGCATAAAACCAATCCTGTCCCATCTTTCCGTAAGGTCAACTATTTAAGTGCTTGTGAATTTATATGGATTGGTAGTAAGGGCAAATTTAAAACATTCAATTTCAAACAACAAAAAGAAATGCATAATTTTTATGAAACATCTAATAAATCTTGTTATGGAGTAACCAATCATCCAACAGAAAAACCCATTTCTTTAATACAACATTTAATAGAAATACATTCAAACAAGGATGATATAATTCTTGATCCTTTTATTGGTTCAGGTACTACTGCAGTAGCTTGCAAATCATTAGGGCGCAGATATATAGGTATCGAAATAAAAAAAGAATATATAGATATGTCATATAAAAGGATAGCCCGGGTCCAGCAAAGGATTTTTTAAAGGAGGTAAAGATGAAAAATAAAATTGGCTGGTGTGATTTGATAGAAATCGAAAATTATTCTGGATATTTTATAAGCAAAGATGGGAATGTTTATTCATCAAAATCTATCAAGTATTTAAAACCAATCAAAAAAAATACTGGATATTTGTACGTATTTTTATATAATCACAACGGTATGAAGAAACGCTATATTCATTTATTGGTATTAAATGCCTTCAGAGGTAGAAAACCAGAAGGATATGAAAGTAGACATCTCGATGGAAACAATCAAAATGATCATATTACTAATTTAGAATGGGGAACGAGGAGACAAAATATAGATGATATGTGGAAACACGGAACTATGCCAATTCCACACGAAAGCAAGTTTACTAAATTAAAACCAGAGGATATTCCTGTGATAAGAGAATTACATCAACAAGGTTATTCATATTGTAAGATTGGGCGATTGTTTGAAACATCCCACACGACAATTAAAAAAATAATATGTGGGCAAAGATGGAGGGGATATTAATGGCTAAACATAAGATCGGTTGGTGTGATATTACATGGAATAGCGTATGGGGGTGTCTTAATCATTGTGAATATTGTTATGCCCGGAAGATAGCAAAATTTCGTTACAAACGAATGATTGAAATTGAATTTAATCATCATTGGAAAAAACATCCTAGCTGGGCCTGGACTGGTGATCACTTATCCGGATTAAAGGATTTTAAACCTACATTTTTAGAGGCTCAATTCGATAAGAAATTTCCCCAAAAGGCCCAAAAAATATTTGTGGGATCGATGAGTGAAATAGCCCATTGGAGAGAAGAATGGATAGAAAAAGTAATCGAGAAGATTAAATCATATCCGCAACATATCTTCCAATTTTTGACTAAAGATCCCCTTGTATATCTAAATTATGAATTTCCTCAAAATTGTTGGTTGGGATTAACGATTATTAGAACTCCGAAATATCCCGAACCGGACAGATGGAGTTTTATTGAATTTAAAAGGAATAACCTTTATAATCTAAAATTTGTTTGTTTTGAGCCACTATTAGAGAATGTTGACTTGAGTTATTACCTAGATTTGACAGCCATTAGCTGGGTCATTGTTGGAGCAGAGACAGGTAATAGAAAGGACAAAATAATACCTGATAAAAAGTGGTTACTATATATTATAAAATATTGTGACTTACATAAAATACCAGTTTTTATAAAAGATAATTTATTAAAGTATTATCCTAAATTCGGTTATATGAAAGAGTTTCCAAAGACTATAAATAAACTATAAAAATACTATAAAAAAAGAAGGGAGAACTATAAATATGACCTATAAAGAATTATTTGCAGTAACAGATTTATTGAATGATATTAGGGAAGGCCGGGAAATTAAAATTAACAATAATACCAGGGTAGATTTAATGGAAGTGGAGGATTATTTTAAGAACTTGATTGCCGATATTAATAAGAAAAAAGTAAAAAGCAAAGAGCCGGTTATGTATTATAGATTGGCCATTGAGGTAAATAAATAAGGGGGGTAAATTAAATAATGAAATTAGTTGAAATTAAGGCTGGTGAAATTTTTTGTATAGAAGGAAGCAAGACTTATCCTAAATTAAGGCTTGATATAGGGTATGTAGATATGGGGGACGAAATAGTGCAAAGATGCGAAGCACATACTATGAATTTTAATTGCGAACTGATGACTGAAGGGGCAGTAGCAGCAGAATTTAAAAGATATGGGATGACCCTAGATGATGTAAAGAATCTCAGAAGGGAATTAAGCGTAAAATTCAATTAAAAAGGGGGTGATTAAAATAATGTGGTGGTGGTATTTGGTTCTGATATTAATTTTCGCGGGAATAGCCTTAATATCTTACAGATCAGGCAAGGAATTAAAAGAAGATATAAAAAAAATAAATATTAAAAAAAGGGTTAGATTAACTAGGTTAATTTTAATATCCCGGCGGTCCGACTCTCTATGCATTTCTGCGGACTGCCGGTCCCTGCCCTACGATATAAAAACCTTGAGAAGTAGGGCAGGGCTGATTAAAAGGGGGTGATTGCCTATAAGCAAAATTTCTCCTTGTCAGGCTCTCAAATTGGAGAGTGCTAATTAATACCACGGAAGGGGCAGGTTTTGATCTGTGTTTCGGCCTGCCCCCCGGAAAAAGGAGATGAATTTAAATGAAATTTAGATTAGGCCAAAAAGTTAAGTATAAAAGAATATCGAAAAAGATAGAAATAGATAGGCAGTTCTGGGTATCTGAAGATTTTAAAGAAGGGGAGGAAAAAAAATTAGAAAGAAGAGAGTTTATAGAATTAGACAAGGAAAGAACTGGCTATATTATGGGTAGAAGAAAATTAACATTCAATACAATATTTTCAGTAAATAACGACAATTATGATGATGACCATAATATTATTGACTTTGTAAATATAGAAAGACAGGAATATAAATTTGCTTATCTGGTTGCTTATAACATGGGGAAAACCGATTATGTTTTAGAGGGAGATCTAAACCATATAAATTGAGCAGGTTAAAAAATGACTAATATCCAAAAAGAATATATTGAAGATGGTTATATAAAGCTATCCCGGAAGATTTTTAATAGCAAAACGTTTTCTAGTTTAAATGCTGTACAAAAATTAATAGCTATTTATTTGGTATTGATGGCAAATCATAAAGACGGTGAATGGTGGGACAGTTATCAGAAAAAATTCATTACTATTAAGAGGGGTAGTTTTATAACTTCAATCGAACATATAAGGAAAAAAATAAAAGATAGGCTGGTTACGACTAAGAAAATACGTACTTGTGTAAAACTTTTAAAAAAAATGCAATTTCTGGCAATAGAAAGGGCAAGCAGGTATTCTCTTATAACCATTATAAAATATGACTTATATCAAAGTGATAAAAGTTATAGGGCAAGACAAAGGGCAAGGCAGGGGCAAGATAAGGGCAAGATAAGGGCAATAAACAATAATGGTAATAATGGAAAGAAGGGAAAGAATGAAGATACTAAGTCAGAATTTTTTGACAAAAATTCAGTGGTGTACCAATTAACTATTTATTTAGAAGGCAAAATTAGAGAAAATAATAAATCGATTAAAAAAAGAGATGAGGGACAATTACAATCCTGGTGTAAAGATATAGATTATCTTATTCGTATAGATAAAGCCAAACCCAATGAAATAAAAAAGATAATAGATTGGGCGGTAGAAGATAAATTCTGGGCCAAAAATATCCTGTGCCCGGCCAGTCTACGAAAGCATTATCCGAGATTCTATAAAGAGGTAATAGACCGAGGTAAGAGCCTGGAAGAAAAGATAGCGACAGATCACCGGCTTGACGGTGTGGATTAAGGAAGGGAATAAAATGAATAAAAAATTATTTTTACAGAGTTTAAATAGTTTGGAATCTGCCTTTGGTGAAAAAGTAAGTGAGGATAGGGCAAAAATATATTGGGATATATTAAAGGGTTATTCTGATATAGAGATAAAAAAGGCGGTAATTGGGTCTATTAGGGGATTGAAATTCTTCCCTAAAATATCTGAAATTATAGAAATGATTGAAGGGAAGATTGAAGATGAGGCAGAGATTGCCTGGTTAGTCTTAAAAAGGAAGATAGAAAGTTACGGCGGTTATAGATCTGTGTCCTTTCCCAATAACCCGGCGATAGGTTCGGTAGTAGAGGCACTAGGGGGCTGGATAGGGATATGTGATATTACGGTTGCAGAGGAAAAATGGGTAAAAAAGGAATTTATAAAACTGTATCCCATTATGAAGAAAAAAAATAATCATCCGGAGCAGTTGCCGGGGATTTTTGAAATAGAAAATAATCAGAAAGGTTATACAGAGGAATATATGTTAGAAAGATATGGGAGATATCTTGATGGGGCTAGAGTAAGAGGGAAAAAGTTGTTGAAGTAAGAGATAATACAAGGCCCTTCTGCTTCTATAAGGTGGAGTTAGGCTCGAATTAATCTGGCGATCTAGCTCGTACCTGAACGGGAGGGCCTTATAAAGAAAGGAGATAGTAAATGAATAAAAATTTAGAAGAATTAAAAAAGGTGAAATCATTTTATTGTATAGAGATAAAGAAAAATATGATTCCACTTTTAGAAGATTTTGAAGAACGATTAAAGAAGGTTGAGGCTGAACTAGGGATTTATACTGAGGAAGAGATTAAAAAGATTAAAGTCGGTGGGACTGATCCTAATTAAAAAAGGAAGGAGATTAAAAATGGAAAGTACCGAGCAAATGGTAAAAGAATTGTTGAAATTATTTCTATATCAAGACATTGTAAACAGAATGGATTCTAAGGATAAATTAATAAAAGTTTATAGGGTGAACCCTAATATCGTTAGAGTGGATATAAAAACAATGGAGGGAGGAATCAATGAAAATAAGATGGGGAGAAGAAAAAATCAAAGGGTTTAGTAACCCAGTTAAAAAAGCAGAAGAAATTAACGATTGGGCCTGGTGGGGGCTTTTTATGGCAGTAATAGTTATGGGAGCTTTATTTATATTAAAAATAATGGGAAAGATATAAAAGGAGCGATTAAATGGAAGTAGCCAAAGGCGGTTACAGGGAAGATTTAAAACAATATTTCAGAAGTAAAACAGAAGCGAACGTAGCCCGATATTATAGATACATCCGCGAATTTTATATCTATGAATATAAAGAATTTGAATTTAAAGATATCAAGCGTGGCCAAAGATATTATAAACCAGATTTTTATTTGCCTGCTTCAGACTCGTGGGTTGAAGTTAAAGGAGGTTATCTTCGACTTCAAGACAAAACAAAATTGGAAAGATTTAGAAAATATTATCCCGAGGAATTTGCCAAATTAAAATTTATTATTCCCGACAAATATGCAAGGGACAAGGCCAATGGAGAAATGATTAAATTTTTATGTGATGGGCTGGGAATAGATTTTAATGATATAATAAGCTATAAAGAAATAGAAAAATATGGTGGGCTAATTCCCGGATGGGAGTAAATCGACTTTAATGAAAAAGATAATAGTAAGGTGCGTGAAATGTAGTAAAAAGCTTTTTTTTCTATTACCGGACGGATCTATAGAGATTCAATGTGAAAAAGACCGTTGCAAAGCAATAAATATATTTGATTATCATGATCCAAATAAATTAATGATAACTTTAAAAAAAGATTAAATAAGTTAAATAAAAAGACTGGCAAAGGCTTAAAATTCCGATATAAGATTCTCTCAAAAACAGGGTTTAGACGTTTATTTCTTATTCGATATAAAAGGGATTAAGTAGAATACAGGGAAAGTCATAAAAAAAAGACGCTGTGAGGGTATATATAGCTCAATTCGTCGGAGCTATTGGAGATAGGTTTTTTGCTTAATGAAACTATTCTTTGAGATATGAAAGGATAAAAATAAAGAGATGGTTTGTTTTTTTCTTTTAACCTTTAACGCATTTTTTTTAGATAGAT